AAGCATTTCCAAGTTTCTTTTCTTCCTTTGTAAGGTTACCGATAGCATCAAATCCCCCGAATCCATTCGCTTCCATCTCATATCCAAATTTTTTCATAATGTTTTCGGTCAAATTGAAAGCCTCTTTGAAATTTCCCGCTTTCTCCAACTTGCTTCGTAAATCTTCCGTATCGATAAATTTCTCTATCATACCTCGATATAAAGCAGACTCTGAAAACGCTTTTACCAAGCCATTTTTGGTACTATCATACAAAGACTTTCCTAGAGTTTCCGTAAAGCTCTCATATTTATGAGTTTCTAATCCGGCAGACATTGCAGCGGAAAGGGAAGTGGTAAGGTCATTCAAACGATTATTAAAATCACTTTGAGGAAGTAACTTATTGATAATGGATAAATCCACCCCACTGTCAAGCAATTGTCTTTTAATCGTATCTAGCGACTTTTTGATTTCTTTTTCCGAAAGTTCCAAGTTTTTAAATTTTGCAAAATCAAAGTCGGATAATAGGTTTGAGAAGTCCAATTTCCCACTTTTCTTCACATCTAACAGTTTATCTGAGATCGTTTTAAACATTTCAGACATGTAAGAATCAATATCACTAAATGCGACATCATATGCTACAGAACTTGCATTTTTGTATATTTTCTCAAAATAGCTCTTAGCAGCAGTTAAGAATCCGCCATTCCCAGTAGCCAATCCCTCAATCGCATTGCTTCTTACATCCAGCATAGAAGTGACAAGAACTTGATTGTTCTTTGCCATATCCTTGATAGTTTCGGTATATTTTTCTCCTTCTAAACCAAGCTCCTTGAATTGTTCCGTATACTCTTTGATGAGCTCTTTTTCTGTTCGAAATTCCATTCCGGAAAAACTTTCCAAAGTGGATCCCCGGAACAAATCTGCTTTTTCTTTTTCCAAGAACTCTAATTGCTTTGTAAATTCATGAACTTGCTTCTTCCATTCCTCGATAGATGATTCTGTCAGATTTCTTCCAGTTGCTCGTCTTAGAGTTTCGTGATTGACCTTGTCTAATACTTTATCCAGTTGCCTCATCTCTTCGTCCGTAAAAGCATCCAGTTCAGTCTTATCAAAGCCTAGATATTTTAAGAGTTCCGCTTCCGAAATATCCACCTTGGTGTAAGTAGATTTCCGTTTCTTTCTGAATCCAGAACGGTACTTTTTAGAGCCTTTTTCCAGTGCGGTAATGTCTGCAAAATGTTTCCCACTTATCATAGAATCATGCATCAAGTCAAAGTTTCGTTGCCCACCTGCGATATACTTTAACGTCGGATTTTTAGAAATATCTACTAGTACCCTGTCCGCAAATGTTTTGATTCTTTCACTGTATTTTTCGATAGCTTGCGTCAACTGTTGTAGTGCCGATATTTGTTTTTTGTAAGCTTCTTCATTTTCTTTGTTTTCTGCATCTATTTTCGCCGCTTTTTTCTTTCCTTTTCTCCCGATAAAAGAACCTATAGCCCCAACTACTCCGATTGCAGCACCTACCCCTGAAGCTATCGTACCTACTGTTGCTAGAGAACTCCCCCAACTAGCTGCCGTTGTTGCTATGCTTCCCAAAGATTTAAATCCACCAAGCGTCTCTAAACCTTTTGCTACCGTGCCAAACGAGCTGAAAATGCCTGATATGCCGTTCATGGTCTGACTATTATTGATATTTGCCGCAGAAATACCTGCTGCAATACCATTGAATCCGCTTGACAGTAAGTCCAATCCTTCTGTTACCCTCTTTGCCGCAGCGGTTTCTTTTTCTTTTTGCTTAATCGCCTCATCAGACACGGTTTTCTCTTTTTTGAAAGCTTCAATTTTTTCTTTTAATTCAGCTTTATCCTGATCGGATAAATTCATAAAATTCTCAGAAAACTGCTCTAAGACTTTATCTAGTAAAGACACCCTTTCTTTATGATACCCTTGTTCATCTATTTTTCCTGATTCCAATTTAATATCCAGTGTGTCTAACTGCTTTTGAATCTCATCCAGTCCTTTCTGGATATTCACCTTATGTATTTCAAAAGTTGTTTCTTTAAAATCTTGCTGCAACTTTTCCAGTAACCCTTTATTCCCCTTCTCAATAGCCCCTTTCATGTACGATTGAATGGTAGAAAGCTTAGATTTCAACTGCTCTAACTCTTTGACACCGGTGATGTCTGCGAATATTTGTTGATTCTGTAAATCTTTTCGATAATTTTGATAAGTATATCGATCTTCTTTGGGAGCTTTTTCTTTTTTAGAATTCTTTTCTAATTCTTTCTCCAAAGCATTTATTTCGTTAGTATATTTCGAAAGATTTTTTTCTCCCAAAGTCATTAGCCTTTGATAGATTTCCTTCTTCCCTTTTAAATCCTTAGAAGCCAAAGTGTCCCATTTTGTTTTTAACTCCTCAATTTCTTTTGCCGCTTTTTCGGAAGCTTCATCTTTCACTTCTGCCTTTGGTATTTTTCCCCTTGCAATATCTAACTCTTGATAATATTTAGAGTAGTGCTTTGCTTGCGCATAGCTGGTCTTGCTCGAAACGTTTAACACCGTTTCCAACTGCGCAGTCTGATACTTCATTGTTTTGTTAAACTCATCATTCAATTTCTGAATATCTCCAATGTATCCTTCTATTTTTTGATTTCGAATAACTTCATGTCTTGCGAATTCAATAGTGGCGGCTCTTTCTGCACTAGTTAATCCCCTCAATCTTTTATCTAATTTCTCTGCAGCTTTTTCGTCCCCCTTTGCGGATTCTTCGTGCAAATCGTGAATAACTTGATATTGAGCTTTTCCAAATTTAGTGTTGGGATTAAATCCTTTATTTTTAGAAGCAATTTTTGCAATCTCCTCGTCAGATTCCATTTCATATTTAGCGATTTGAGTAGCATGTTTTTCCAATGTCTTTGAATGCTCTGCAATTCTGTCCGATTGAAATTGTGCTAACGTTTTTTCCTTCAATTTTGATATGACTGTATCTAAAGCCCCTGCCAATTGTAAATAATGTTCCGCCTCGGAATCTATCTTCCCGAACAGCTCTGGATACAGAGTTAAGATTTGGTTATACAATTCCAATCTTTCTTTTTCACTCTCCGGAGTGTTCAAACCTTGCAAATACAGTTCTGACAGCTCAATGTATCGTTCTTTTAATTCATCAATAGATTGTTTTTCCTTTACGAAGTCAAAGACATAATCCGTGACATCTTTCTTCGATAGCATATTGTCTATTGCTTCTGCGATACCGTTGAACATATGAACCGCTCTTGTAGCTCCCGGGATCAATTTCTGTCCTACGGATGTTGCGATATTGTCAATCAATCCTTCCGCTTTTTTCAAGGAGTTCGCATATCCGTCCACCGTTCTTTCCGCATCGCCTTGAATATGCGCTGTGATTTCCATCAATTTGTTGTATCGAAGTTGCATTTTTAGAGCTGTATCCAGTTCAGCCCAGTTTGCTTTGATTCCTTGTGTCAACGCATATTCCGCCATAACAGTATCATTTAAGATAATCCCAAATCGCTTCAATGCTTCTGTTTCTCCAGTCAAAGCCCCTTTGATAGCGGTAAATGCTTCGTCATCTGTCACGTTGAAAAAGGAAGAAAAGTCGGCAGTAAAAACGGCTAAATCTTTCGAAATATTCTTGAAATACGACGTATCAAATCCAGCTCCTTTAAACATAGATCCATAAATCGATGCAAAATTTTGAAGTTGGTAAATACTTCTACCGATCTTGTCATCCATTGTTTTTGCCCAATCCTCGATTTCTCTTTTTGAATTTCCAAATACTTGAGAGGTTACATTCCCTAACTCATCCATTTTGGACGCTGCTCCTACGGCAAAATTCCCCAGCTCAAATATCTTCTTCCCGAGATAGGCAATTCCAGCTGTCTTTGCGACATTGGATAAGTTTAATAAAGAGTCTGTCAATTTGTCAGAACTTCCGGAACTTTTCTCATTTTCCTTTGCAAAATTCTTTAATTCGTCCGTAGCTTTGTGTAAATCTTCGGAGAATAATTCCAATTGTTTGGAAAACTTATCCTGCATTTCGATGACGGTTTGCAATTGTTTCTTCGCCATGTCTCCTCCTTTCTATTTTCTTCTCTCAGAGTCTACTTTGTTGACCATTCGCAATATAAATTCTAATTTTTTCATAAGCCAGTAAGGATGTTCGTCGTATCCTCTTGACAATGGTAGAAATGCAATACTGAACCCGGACATATACTTCCGGTCAAAATAATGAAAGTATCGCATAATATCCTGCAATATTAAATCATATTTGTCAGTGGCCGGAGTATGTCCTCCGAGAAAAAAAGAACAGGCTTTATGGTAAGCCCGCTCTATTTTCTTAGAAAACCCATATCACTTGCGTGTTTATTCAATGCTCGTTGCACATTTCGATACTCCTGAGGTTCCCGGTTAAAGAATTTCACTAGATTATTTGCCGTTAAATCCACTTCCTTGCCTTCTAGTTGTAGCTTCACAGATTGCGCTAACATAAACTCAAATTCCGGAGACTCTTCAAAAGGATAGTAGATAGCTTGTCTCTCCCGGATTTCTCGTTTCTTTTCTTCTCCATTCCCGTCCAAATACTTTTCCTCAATGAATCGTTCTTTTTCTCGAGGTTTGTGAATCAAATTCATCATGTTGCGGAAAGTTCCTACCGTTTCTAAGACTAAGACATTTCCGACTTTTCCAAACTCTTGAATATCAGACACCTTGCTCTCCGTAATCGGTTCTATCTTCTTATCTTTCTCTTCCATCTACTCTCTCCTTACATTTCCGAATAGTTTTCAAATGTGATTTTAATTGGGGATTTTGTCGCTTCATCATAATATGCCGTCAATTGTTTTGTCATTCCTCCTGCTCTTTCCAAATCTTTTGCTTCCGGCGCTTGTGATAGTTTTACCTTAGGTAATTCTATCTTCACCAATTTTGTTGGTGCGGTAGACTCTGCGAATGTCAATTCCACTTTATAGGATCCGTTCTTTTGCAATAGATCATGCCCACTTTTATAGCTTTCTTTATCGAAGCTGTTAAATGAAATATCCAAAGTCACAGATCCTCTATCTGCCTGACGAATTACCTTGTTGTAAATAGAGTTTAAAGAAGCTTTCCCCTCTAACTTATTATCAATTGTCAAGTCAATAGACTCAATCTTCGCAGTCACATCGGAATCTTTTTCTTTCAGTACAGCACCCAAGCAAATCAAGCTTTCCCCTTTTGCCGTTTTCGGTTGGATACTCAACTTATTACTGTTTACTGTATGTTTTTTTCCGATGATAGAAGCAGTTGCTGTCACAAAAGATTCCATTTGAGCCGATAGTTTCAGACTGGAAACCAAACAATCTTGAGCATATTCTGAAATATCATCTTCGATATTATCCATCGCTAAGGTCAAGAACGTTGCAAATTTATCCGGTAAGAATTCCAGATTTTTTGTTTTCTTAGTTCCTTTAAATCCTGCTCCTTCCAACAAAATTTCTAATTGCCCGGTATTGGCTTCTATCGTCACATCTCCACTGACGTCCATCTTTGAGATAAATCCGTCTCGTTCCCATCTCCCGGATCCGATTGCCTGTGAGCTTACTTTATTTGTTTTTGGCATCACGGAATAAGAAGTAGCATCTAACACTGTCATATCAGCTACTTGTGCAGTTCCATCTCCGCTTTGTTTTCCTACTAAAAATCTAACATCCATGTTATCCTCTCCTTTTTATCGTTAGAGTTGTGGTAAAATGGGAAAAATCTAATACTTCTTTCTCTTCTTCCTCATCTTCCACCTCAATTTCATAATCTAAATTTATATATTCTTTCCTCAATACTGTGTCATCCGATAAGGCTTGTATAAGTTGTTCGTGCTCTTCCAATATCTTCATAGGATGTCTTTCTGAATTCTCTAAATATACTAGCTCTATTTCCTGCTCATATTCTTTTCTATGATTCAAACTAATCGTAGAAGTCGCTAAAGATAAAGGCTTTAAGATGAAAAAACCTTTTTCAAAATCCACTTTTTGCAAGTCTACTGTTAAAAAATAGCAAGGTTTACGAGATAATTCTTTTACTTTTTCCACCAATTTTTGATAAAAACCATCCCCGGAGTATTCTTCCTTTGTTGCAGGATTTTCCGCGATAACCTCAATCACAAAATGTCCTTCCTTTTCGATAACTTCCATGTCATAGGAAAGGTATGGTACTAAAGAATACAGTTTTTTCTCAAGAGAATCTATAACCTTGTACAAGTCCGATTCCTCTTTGGATACGTATGCAATGTCTATCGTATACGCTTTATTGCACTTGATTCCTGCTATCTTGATATCCCTCTTCGATACAAACTGCAGTATGAAATAGGGCTCTGTAGCACCTTGCCGAATATCATCCACGTACACTTCTATCTCCGGGTATAGTGTATTCAGGGCTTCCCCGATTCTTCCTATTACTTCCACGCACTCACCGCCTTTTTTATATGTCTTTTCATAATACTAAGAGCTAAAGCATCCACCTCTTGAATACTTTTGGTAAGCATAAATCGACCTTTTACCCATCTCGCTTTCAACCTTTTTCCTAGTACAGGTACAAATCTCCCCGGTGTTTGTCTATGTCCGTACTCTACATACATTCCGTACCGGGAAGAATTATAGACAATGACCCTGCTGGCACCATTTTTACGGATTGTATTCGTGGCATACCAACTTCTCCTCAGATTCCCACCTTGGTGAATAATGCCTATTCTTGTCTTAATCTTCCCTTTATTTATCCCTTTTGAATACGTCATAAGCTTTCCGTTTTTATCTCTTCTTGCAATTTTTCCTTCCTGACTTACTCCTACCGGTGTTTTTTGCTTTGTTCTTCGTAGCAGCCTTGCGCCGATTTCATTTAATCCTTTTTCCAAAATCGGTCTGGCATCTACGGAATTTTTCTTACATTCTTTCAGAAATTGTGTAAAAGCTTTTTCATCGATTTGTATCTTCATCACGCCACCTCTTTAACTTGCAAGATAATTTCTTGATGGGAAGAATATACCGCGGGTTTTCCGGAACTTAAGTAGATTTCCGCTCTCCCCAGTTGAGTCACTTCGATTTTTGAGTTTGGGGGAATGCGAATATCCGGATTGCAGAATAAGATAACTTGTTGATACACTTTCCCAAGATTCCCCTGCTCCGTTCCGGTGATTGTCTCGTAGTCAACTCTACATTTTAAACTCTCTATTAAGACAATCTCTTTATTCTTTGTGATTCCTTTTTCCTTTACTTTTTCGTATCCGTATACCTTCGCGGTCGCGATATATGTTCTCTCCAATACTGCTTTATGATTCATGCTACCACCTCAACTTCCGGTATGCCACAATCTCTAACTCACCATAAGCTATCAACATTCCACAGTAGGTCTTCAACATCATTTCTCTAGTCTGTCCAGAAGTGTCATATGTGATAGATACTTTTCCCTCTTGGATTGTCTTTACCAAAGGCTCTAAATTGATGCTATCGCTCTTAAATTCCCCAATACTTAACTTAGTAGCTAAGAATTCTCCCACAGTTCTTTTCTCGACTACCGGAACTAATTCTTCTGGAATCTCCCGGACATTTGCTCTTATCTTGATGGAGTTTTCAACCGTGTTTCGAATAAAAGAAAGGAGAGGTCTGTCTGCCTCTCCTACTGCGTATCCAAAAGATTGTAATAATTTCTCAATCGCATCCATCCGCCTCACTACCCTCGCGAAATGATTCTAGCAATTGGGATCGCTTTATGATCAATCACATCTCCATCTTGAGATTTTACCAATTCCCAGTTAGTTCCTTTTTCCAATTCAGTATCTTCCGGAGAAATGGTTGAATCTGTTTTGTAAGATATTCCGTATGGGGCATACACCAATCTTCTTCTTGTGATTAGCATATCCTCTCCACCATTCGTCTTCGCATCTCTAACCATTTCATGAGCGTGTTTTACTCCTAAATCTTCGTAGTCAAATGCCCCTGCTCCTAATAAATAAGTAGTGTATTCTGTTCCGGTTTCAACTAATGCTGCATAATCTCCATCTTTTGGAGTCCATTTAGAATCAAATTTAGCTCCTGCAACGGTAGCTTGAGGAACTTCCTTTACCCCTGTTCCAGGTGTTGCAATCTTCAAAGCATCCGGATGAGAGGCTTCCACTTTTACATATTTCCCCCCAGCAAATTTTGCAGTTGGCATAGAGTCATCAATAAATACAACTCTACCATTCCATGTCGCCATTCCTACTTCTCTTTGCATTCCGTTCGCATCCGTTTGGGTAAAGTATTTTAAGATTTGTAAATTCTCTAAGTTTGTTGCAACAGTAGAATGCATAATCGCCACTTTAAATATATTTTTATTATCTCCACACGCTTTTTGAGAAGCGGAATTCAAAGTCGTTGGTCCTACTTTTCCATCTTTCCCCGCTAACTCAGTAATGTTATACGTATGTCCTTCTGCAAACTCTTTGTCTTTCCCTGAATTCATAGCAAAAATACCTTTCAAAATGGAAAGTAAAATTCCTTGATATGCATCCGCCCAGAAGTCTACTACTTGCTTTGCGACGTTATCCATAAAATCTACTCCGCCTGTGATGTCGTAAGAGAAGTCTTTTTCTGTCCAAGCTGCCATTCTTCCGATAGAAATGACTCCTCTGGAGTAAGTCTTTGTAGACGTTGCAGTGACATTTGTGGATCCGTTGTAGTTCAATGTTTTTCCGCCAATTCTTCCGTGCATTGGTAATGTTGCATAATGTGTTCCTGTTTGATTCGCAAAGGCGTCCTTAATTTCTTGATTGCCTTGAATAGCTCCTGACTTTAATAATTCATTTTTCTTGGTATTTGGGATAATGGATACATACTTCCCGAATGCCTCTCCGTTAAAATTTTTTGCATCAAAATATTTCATGTAATATCATCTCCTTTTTAAATTTTTGAAATATCCAATCCCGGATTTTCCGCTAGCATTTGCATGATTTGAGAGTAGGTTTTAGGTCCATCTCCTCCCGGATTTTTTGAACTTCCTGCTCCCGGTGTAAATCCTGCGGGATTCGTGTTTTGAGGTTGTTGTACTTCCTCAAACAAATATCCGTCAGATTCTTTTAACTTTGCTAACTGTTCTTCCAGTCCTATGATTTTTCCATCTTTGATTTCTGCCTTTTCTAAATCCAATAAAGCCTTGATTGCCTTTCCGTTTTTCCCTTTCGCCCCAGAAATTGCTAAATCAACAGCATTATTGACCTGTAAATCGTGTAAATCTTTTGCATATTTATCCGCAGCATCTTTGTTGTCTTTTTGCAATTTTTCGATTTGGTCTTTTAACTCTTTATTATCCCCGGCTGCTTTTTCCAATTCCTTCAACTGCTTATCTCTTTCTGAGACCTGCGTTTTTAATGTATCTCTCTCTGCAATCACCTCATCTAATCTCGTTTTTGTGATTAAATGTCCATATTTGTCTACCACTTTGTTAGCTAACTCTTCCGATAATCCTAATGCTATTAAATCTTCTTTTTTCATGTTTTCTCCTTTCATTTTTTACGATGTATGTCATCGATTTGAGATCTTGTTCTTTTTCGCCTACAATACGAAAAAGGCGAAATAAAAGGACTGTTTCCAGTCCTCTCCCTACTTTTTAAATCCTTTTCTCGCTTCTTTCACAATGTCTTTTGGTTTCGTAAGTCTATACTTTACACGACCGTACACATAAACACATAATACAATCACAACGACACCTAAGAAGCAATATCCTGCTACCGTCATATCTTTCACTTCGCTTTCCGATTTTTAAGTATTAAAAAAGAGAGGCTGTGATACCTCTCTTCGTGTTAAACTATTTATTTATTTTTGCTTTCCCTAAAACACTTCCATATTTCATGGCATTAAAGGGAGAAATTAGACAATTCTTTTTCGCTCTATTTAATTCCTCAATTTTGTTGTACAAAGGTAATAATTCTTCTTCATAGATTTTTTCAATTCTAGACTCAATAATATAAGCCTTTTTCATACATTCAAACATTCGATTGTAATAGTTATCCTCGAATGGTTCTTTATTCTCTCGCACCACAGGAACCTTAGGTGTTTTATCCTCTATTCTGTTATCTACCCGGAAATAGTTTTCAATGAAATCTTTGTACTTTTCGTAGATACCATATTTCTTACAAATTGTAATGACTGTTTCTTTGAAAAGAATACTAATCGCATTTACACTTTGATTATATCTTCTCGGATTTTCTTTTCGAAATTCCATTAGCTTCCCATATCGTAATGTAACTTTATCATGTTTTGTTAAAAAATGTAAATTGTCAGAAGTCATGTTGATATATCTAGCTAGTTGCACAAGCTCAATCACCGGTTCTCCTTTCCAAGTGGTTCGGATAACATCTTTTTCTTGAAAATCCAGTTTCGTTTGCTTTGGCTTTCTTAGGGCTTGTTCCATTCGATTGAACTCATTGATGTATGCCATCTTTTCCTCATACAAACCTTGAACATTGAACAAATATAATATAACACCGTCTTTAAGTAATAAATATTCCTTATTCTTTTTCCCGTTACTTGCGATATATTCAGACTTTATGAATAGCCCACAGATTTGTGGTGTACTCTTTGTTAGGATTTTCTCTATATCTCTTAGAACAGTATCATGTCTTCTTTTAACTACAACTGACACATTTCTACTCGATACTACAAACCCATACTTTTGATTTCTTTCTACTTTTACTAAATTGTTCATTTTTTTCCTCCTTGTTTTTAAGGGGAAAATATAGTACAATATACTTGCAACGGTAGTCTTGTACTACTTGTCCCCACATTTTGTCTATACGATAAGAGTGGGGACTTTTTATTTCTTTTTTATAGAGATTTCTTTTTTTTCTTTATTATAACTCATTTCAATTTCATTATTATCTTTCGTTATACCCATATCGGATACCCATTCCGTATTTAATACTATTCTAGGAACATAATTACCAGCACCCCCTTTATTGAAGTTTACTTTTTTTATGACTTTTTCTTTCATCCCTTTCACCCATTACGTACGTTATATTCTTATAATATCACAACGTACGTTTAAAGTCAAGTAAAAAATAAAAAAAAACAGAAAAAAATCTGTTTTTTAAAATAAAGCGGATTGTGTATTTTCTTCCAGTTCTAGAACCTCCATTATATTGTAATGAATTGTTTCTTTACTTCCATTTGTAATTCTAATTTCTTCTATTTTTACTTTAATTTTTTGCCCCGAAGAAAAAGCAAATTTTCTTTGTAGAACTTTCTTCTTAAAATTTTCATCTAATATATTCACTTTAATGTCATGGTCTGTTTTAACAGTCCATTGTCCACTCATTTCTAAGTTTGGAATCTTGATAGTAACCGTTCTAATGTAAATGTCCTTTTCAATAACTTCTTTCTCTTCTTCTATTACTAAAGGAGTTTTTATCAAGTCTTTGATTTCTGTATTTATTTCTAGGTTTCCCATCTCTGTTTCTATGTTAAGTTCTCGACTACTTGGCAAATTTTCTCCAAAATTACAAATAGCTTTGTCTACTTCTTTTCTTCTTTCAGGATCTTGCATAATATATATTGTCGGTTTATAGTAATAATTTTGAATTTTTACACCATCTTTATACAAACCGTCACCCTTAACTTGTACCTTTTTATCTTTTAATTTTTCTTTTATTTCTAAACATTCTTTAAAAGTAGCAATTACTTCTTTAGAATTCTTAACAGTTTCAAAAAACTTTGGAATTTTAGTTACTATAGAAGTTAATACAATTAAAAAGCTTCCTTTTTCCACTGAAGAAATATTAAGTTTAATATATGTTTCTTCTTCTGAATTGGAAACAATCTTTTCAAATGTTGAAACAGTGGCTTCTAAAAACTTTGATAATTCTCTAGCTCCAATTTCATTGCTTCCTAAAAATCTAAATTTTATACTTTCCTTATTTTCATCACAAATTTTCAACATTTTTAACCCCTTTCCTCCTTTGACTTTACTAAAACTATACCTTTATACAAAATGAAAAGTCAAGAAATTTTTTTATAAAAAGAAAAGAGCGGAATTTTCCACTCTCATTAACACCATTTGACAAAGAACCTAAATTTGCATATTGTAGAATTCAATCATATTTTTGATTTTTTGTTTTTCACTTTCTTTTAAATTAAAGTCATATACATACTTTCCGACAAATCTTACTTTAACTCCTCTTCCTTTAGCTATTGCTTGAAGCATCGCCATCTCTGCCGATTCAACCAAAATGTCATATCGTTCATAGACATCTCCGGACTCAACATCTGTTTTTGCATTGTATCTTTTTAATTTAAATTCATATTTCACATCATCAACCAAAACAATAACATTTTCAAAGAAAATCCAATCATCTCCAGTGTAAAAAAATCTCAATCTCAGCCATTCAGGTTTTTTCCCCTCTTTATCCAAAGCCGCTCCATAAATTCCAATTCTTTCCAAATGCGATGTTCTATTCCCTTTATCGTCCTTTGCATAAAACCATTTTATCCTATCAAATTCATCATAATCAGTGTATATTTTTTGTTTTAAAGAAACCATCTGTTTTTCTTGTTCTTCTTGTGCTTTTTTTAATTCTTCTTTCTTTTGTTTAGAAATTTCCTTCATCTCTAATAGTTTTTGCTTTTTATCAGAATTAGGGTATTCTTTAAAAAAAATACCGGCATCGTACTCCGCTTGCTGTAACGCCCCTCGATTGAATAAATCGACTATTTCTTCATATTTTAAATTTTCTAATTCGGCACTTACAGCTTCTTTTATGGGCTTCAGTTCTTCTATTCTTTTTGAATCTGGATATTTCGATTCGAAATCTTCTATCATGGCAAAAGTTTCTTTATAATCTTTTTCATTATAGGTGTTTACAATATTAGAAAGAAATTTTTGTATTTCTCTCTCTTCTTTGCTCTCACACCCGATAAAAATAAAAATGGTTACAGCAATTGTTAATAATTTTCTAATCACTGTTCTTCACTCCTCCTTAATAATTTTGATTACATTCTATTTGTACTATAATTTTGCTTATTTGTCAAATTTAAGTGCAAATGATATAATTGTTTTGGAAAGGAGGTGATAACCTATGAATAAATATTCCAAAACGATTTATAAAATTTTGAGAACCATTGACTATTGTTACAGCCAGAAAATTATGATTGAATTTGATTTAGAAAAACTAGGTCTCTCTCAACATGAATTAGGATTATATCTTCATAATCTTGTAGAGGCAGGATATATTGGTGGAATCATCATATCTCAAGCCTTGGGACAAACTCATTTTGAAAAATACCGGGCTCATGAATATGCTTATATCACTCTTTCTGGAATGATATTTTTAGAAGAAAATTCAGAAATGAAAAATTTCTACAAAACCATAACTGAAATTCGAGATTGGTTTTGTGCAATAGCACCTATCGCTGGAATCTAAGATAAAACTCAATCTTATTTTTCAATTGACCTAGTAAATATTCATAGTGTGCTAGGTCAATTTTCTTATTCTCTAAGTCTTCCATAATTTTATCCACAAAATTATCAATCTCAGCTTGCTTTTTTTTAACTATTTCTAACATGATCTCCCTCCTTGCAATATAAAAAGCACCTAGATTTCTCTAAGTGCTTTTATTTAAAAATTTATGACTTTCTTTTCCTTATGCTTCTCAAATCTTTCTAATTCTTTGGTAGATAAATCGGTTGGAAGAATACCATTTTCTTTACAATGAGCATTTAAAGCTCTTAAATCATACTCCACTTTGTTTTCAGGCATTGGTTCTGTCATCATTCCGAAATCTTCTAACTTCATATTTCTCCACCTCCATAGTATTTCTCAATCAATTTCTTTGCTCCATCTGTATCAATATACATTCTTTGAGTATCAATAGCAATAGCCCCTAACTTTTCTTTATAGTAATCTACAAGATTTGTTTTGGCTTTAAACTCTACATATCCATCATATCCTAACTCAAAACTTCTCTTACAAACCTCAGCAAACAAATGTGCTCCGACGCCACCATACTCTTTTTCTTTTGCTTTATTCTTATATAATCTATTGAAAGGAGCAGACTCTGCAATGTCTATTTCTACAGTTAAATTGTCTTTTCGAGGTTTGATCGATATAGCTCCTTGAATTCTACTATCATCCTCCGCATATAAAGCCAAGATTTGATAGCCTTTTTTCTCTGTTTTTGACCAATCAAATAACCAATCTTTAAAATATGCTTTTTTATACTTTATTTCTTTTACTTCTGTCTTTACAATAGTGTTATCCTTTAATCTTCTTAAACACGGAGTCATCTCATCTACCTCTATATTTATTATACTATCTTTTGTACTCTCTTTCAAGTATTTTTCTTCCCATTCCGGGTATTTCATACTTGCTTTTTCTTCCACATAATTCCCGTCTGCGTCTCTTGCAGCTCTAGTCTCATCTTCTGTTAAGTCTTCGAAATAAGGAATTGTGGTCGTGCGACATCGGCAGTGAAAAGGCGGTGCCGTGACTCCTACTTGATATTGTTTTCTCTCGAATATTTTACCATCCATCCCCTGACACACAGTAGAGGTTCGATTGTCCAAAGTTGCCAATATCTCATATTTCTCCACTCCTAAATCCTTATAACACAACTCTGTAGCTTTGGAGTGGTATGCAGCCGATTCCGTCATAAGCAAGTTAGCAGCTCTGCTGAACCCGACATCTAATCTTTTTGACATTTTATCTGCTAATAGATTGACATCATCTCCAAGTACTAACGATTGAACCAAAGAAGTATGAAGCTCTTCAATCAGTTTATCCTTCTGTTTCCAAACTCGGTTTGACCAATTCTTTCCATCACTTGTCCACGGCTTATAAATCATTTGATTTAATAAGTCCTTATTCAGTCCAAACACACTCTCATAATTTCCCGTCATAGATTGCACTAAGTAACTTGTCCTAGCGTATCCCGCTCCAACGACCTCACAGAAGTGCTCTCCAAGCCCTCGCTCTACATTTGTGTACAGAATATCAAGTTCTGCCTGTATCGAGCTCTTAATCGATTCTAAACGATTCACATGAACTCCGGCACTGACTCTTTTTAACGTTTTTTCTACTTCGGTATCAAAACTTACATTTTGCTGTTCTCCCAATCTGATATATTCTTCTAGTGTCAGCTTTAAATTTTTTCGGTCTTTTCCGGATAAGGTTTTCTGAGCTTCTTCATAGCTCATCTCATTGTCACTAGCATACTTAGAATACCAAGAACGGATCTCTGAATCGATTTTACGCATTGTATTTTGGTATTGCTTTTTTGCAACCTGCATATGCTGTAGGCTCATTTTTGCATTTCTCGCTTCTTCTTGCTCAAATCGTTCTATCCAATATTTTTTACTCATCTTCATCAGAAGCGTTCATGACTCCGGCATATTCTCCTTCAATACTTTCTTCTTTTTGTTTCTTCAAACGATACAATTCTTCTTCCACGTTCGTAACCCAAGGATGCTGTGCTAACACAGTTTCTAAAGATAGCAAAGCGGAGCTTTGGACACAGTTTGTGATTGATTCTGTTTCATTTACTAAAACATCTCGATTGAATACGACTTCCAGCGTGTCATTGACATTCAAAGCTTTATTCACAAACCACATTAACTCTTCAAACGATGCTTGAAACTCTGTTTCCATTTGATTGGCATCCAAATCAATATCAGAATACATGGATTGGATATTCATCTCGTTAGGATTTCCTCCCAATCGTTCATCCTTGGCATCAAACCCTCTTGCATTCTCGATGATTGCCTTTTTCAGAAGCTTTATAATCAGTTGATAATTTTCCGCATTGACCTCAATCGTTAATTTATCCAAGCCCCCTTTTCCACCGTCCATGTTGTTTACCTTAACAGCTCGATAGGTTGCTAGATTTCTTCGGAACTCTCCTAGATTTTCCCCATCATAGTTCGTTAAAATTAAGATTGTTGTTCCGGCATCTTCTAACATGTTATCTTGAAACTTAGATAAGATTTCATTTAGACCGTCTTGCAAGCACTTTACCCTACAAATTAGAGGTTGCTCTAAATTGTTGCTCCGGAAAGGAACTAACGGAACTTTCCCCCAATTATATCCGGTCTCTCCTATGGAGATGTAGTCGGAATGTCCTGTTTCTTTCAAACGATTATAATCCCAAATAAAAAAGTTTACCCCATGTTCTGAGTAAACTTCCACTTTTTTCACCGGCTTTAATCGGTCTCCATCAAACTCCATGACTTCATAGAGTCGAATAGCCAGCTCTAGCTCTTCTTTGTTGTTATCTTTCCAAATCGGCAAAATCTCAGATGCTTCGAACTTCCGAAATTGTAACTTACTGTCTTTTCCAAAATAGGGGTACACCCATCCAATCCCATTGTTCAGACTGTCTTCTCCTAAGTTTCTCAACATTCTTAGAAATTTTGCCCCAAATAGCTCTCTCACATCTTCACTTTCGCAATTAAATGTCGGCTTTTTCGCTAACAAATAATTTACTTTCTGATCCACCATTTTTGCGTATTGGTTGTCAACAATCTTAGAATTAACCATGTTGTCAACAGCTTCCAATCGCCCTTCCTCCATGATAGCTTTTCTTTTTTTCTGCAAAATATCCTGATTTCCTCGGTAGTATCGTTCCCCATTCAGCTGGTCTTGTCTTACTTTAGAAGTCAACCAAGTACTGATTAAATATTCTAGTTTTCGCATCTCCATATTTTCCACCTTTTTATTCTTCTTAAATATGTTTTTAATCCATTCCCACATTGTTTTTTCACCCCTAGTCAAAACTTAACGAACTTCCTCTCATATAGTCCTCCAAGGCATACCGCATAGCGTCCATCAAGTGATTAAAATCATCAATAGGCTTATTGATAGCCTTTCCAAACTTATCTTTATCCCACGCATAGTTGCTAATTTCTGTCAAAAAATTACTGCATCGCGGGTGGATATAAATCTTAAAATCCTGCACAAACTGAATCCCCGCATTGATAGTATCTCTTCCTTTTTTCGAACCTTTCACTCGCGGAAGTCCTAAATTCTTCAAGTGTGCAATGCTTTTTGACTCTGCTCCATCTGCTATGATAATTTCTTTCCGAAAACCCATTCTTTCTATCTCTCTATAAATATCACTGTTCAGCATGTGAATTTTATAGAACTCATCAAATACATAAATTTCTTTCTGCTCCATGTCAAGCACGGCACAGAAAAAAGCGGCAGGGTCGTTGGAAAATCCAAAATCTAACCCAAATACCGCTTTTGCTTTTTGCCGTTTATTCAAAATTTCTCGCCAATCAAATTCCTGTTCATGCCAATTTTCATAGACTAGCCCGTCTACAATTCCCCAATTTCCAAGCCCGGCAACTTGATACCGCCTTGGGTTCTTTACCTTCATTTCCTCAAATAGCTTTTTATCCGCTTCATCTAGCCATTCATTACAGGTATAGTTTGTTGTGAGTGCTAAGACATCCTCGCTTTCTGTATCAAAGAATCGTTTTTTCAGCCAATGCCGTTCATTCCATGGATTGAAACTTAGGATAATCTGCTTAAAAAGCGGAGGTTCTACAACTCCCCGAATCGATTCATCCAGCATATTAAATGCCGCTTCGTCTGTGATTTCATAAGCTTCTTCCACCCAGCACCAGCACAAACTCCCAACTGTGACGGAGATGGAAGTGATTTTCATCGGGTCATCGAATCCGCGAAATAAGATTTTCTGTCCTGTCGGAATATAGGTTAATTCCAAAGGACTCTCTTTCTTTTCCCAATATTCTTGTACTTTTAAACGCTTGATAGCCCAAATCAAATCGCTATAACAACTATCTTTCAAAGTACGAAAAACCTTTCTCACGACTAAAGCATTTGCTTGCGGATACTTCATGATGTTTACAATCATTCTCAGAGCGGTTGTCTTGCTCTTTTTAGACGCTCTTGAACCTTTTACGACCAAATACCTACCCTTGAAGTTCCAAAACGTTTTATAGCCCTTTCCGACGGTCTGAGGGAGGTTTACTTTTATCACTTTACTCTTCAAGGTCATCCTCTCCGAAAATCATAACCGGTAATGCCCCTTCCACTTTCACTTTATCGCTGAACAGTAGATGTCGCTTACCAAGCAGTTCAGCTGCTTTGATTCTCTCTTTTGCTGAAATTTGTTTTTTCATTTTTCTAGCAGAAGAACAACCGTCGCCCTCTCCTTCTACTACAATCACTTCTTCTTCTAATTCTCCTCTCATCGACGCGGTTAGAAACTTTAAAACTTCCTCTGCGGATGCCATTCTTTTTTCTTCCATTTTCGACATTAGCTCATCAATGTAGATTTTTAAAGCAGGTTTTAGCAGGTTTTCCTGCCCTATGACTCTTGCTGTCTTCTCGCTATATCCAGCTTTCTTTGCGGCTTCCGTAGCATTTCCACATACTACGTAAAATTCACAAAAGGCTTTCTGTCTCGCATTTAGCTTCAATGCTACTTCACCTCACTTTCTAAAAATTTCTAATTCTGACATACTTTAAT